GTCTCAGCGTCGGGAATCTTTGACGGTGCCGCTTCCGCGGTAGATGAAACTCTGACCGCGTCCATCGCGAGTGACACCCTCGCACCGATGATGCTGGCGCAAAGCGGACTCACGGGCGGACTCACCGCCTACCTCCTGCAAGCAAAAACGACGTCCTACGAGGTGTCCTCACCCGTGGCCGACGTTGTGTCGGTCTCATTTGACGTGCAAGCCGACGGCGGTGCTGATAACGGTCTGCTCCTCGTGGATCTTGCAGCGGTCACTGCTACAGGAAATGGAACGAGTCGCGATAATGCCGCCTCCACCGCAAACGGTGGTCTCGCCCAACTGCATGTAACTGCCAACACAATGAACAACAACACGGTGTTCAAGGTGCAGCACTCGGCCGACAACTCCACTTTTGCCGACCTCGTCACCTTTGCAACCGTCGCCACCACCATCAAAACCTCGGAACGGGTGGCCGTCGCAAGCGGCACCACCGTCAACCGCTACCTCCGCGCCAACTACACTGTAAGTGGCTCGGGTTCAGTAACATTCACAATCGCGTTCGCAAGACGCTAAGGGAGAATAAACAATCATGGCATTCGCACACGGCAAAGCAGCAGTATTCAAAATAGACGATTCGGGCGACACGCTCCGAGATCTGTCGTCTTACCTCAACGACGTCGGCTTCCCTCGCGATATTGAGGCTGCTGAAACCACGACGTTCGGTGTTGCAGGCTCCGCAAAAACCTACATTGTGGGCTTGACGGACGCATCCATCTCAATCTCGGGTCTGTTTGACGCTACCGCTGACGGCTACCTCGCAGGTATCGTCGGTTTTGCAACCCCTCGGGACTTTGAGTACGGTCCTGCTGGTTCAACTGGCGGTTTCGTCAAGTACACAGGCACTTGCATCCTGACCTCCTACGAGGTGTCGGCTTCTGTGGGAGACACGGTTCAAGCATCCGCAGACTTTCAAGTAACAGGGGCAATCACTCGCACAACATGGTAGGATCCCCGAAGGTAACCCATCTACAAAAGGAGAATACTGTGTCCCTACGTGACCGAATCTTGCAGAAGGCTGATGCAACCAGCGAGCAGATGCTGATCCCTGAGTGGGGTTTGACCGTTGAAATACGATCCATGTCAGGCGCAGCCCGCGCAGCAATTGTGCAGGCTGGCGCGGCACAGGGTCAACTGCCCGACATGAGCAAGTTCACGGCCGACATTGTGGTGATGTGCACCTTTGACCCCGAGACGGGCGAACAAGTGTTCACGAAGGATGACGCAGCGCTTGTGCTGGACAAGAATGGCGCGGCCCTTGAACGGATCGTGGTGGCCGCGATGCGCATCTCAGGCTTCAACACCGAAGCGGTGGATGCAGCGGGAAAAGACTCCTCGTCAACAGTGAGCGCAGATTCCTCTTCCAAATAGCCGAGACGCTCGGCCGCACAGTTGACGAACTGCTGCTCGGGTCGGGTGCGCACAGACCCATCTCGGCTTCTGAGATAATAGAATGGGCTGCCTTCTACCAACTTCGTCATCACGACGAGGAGAAGGCGGCGCGTCGCTCTCGGAGGTGATCTGTGGCAACTGAGATGGAAGTCGTCGCAAGGATAGCGGGCGACGCCTCGGGTGCAGTAAATGCGTTCAATCAGGCCACGGGGGCCGCCCAGCAGTTTCAGGGCCAGATGGACAAGATGAATGCCGCGCTGGTAGCCGTCGGGGCCGCGATCGGTGGCATCGGAATCGCGGCCATCAAGTTTGGCAAGCAAGCATTTGAGGAATCTGCACGCGTCCGCGAATTGGACGTTGCGATGAACGCCATCGGCAGGTCAACGGGCGTCGGGGCCAAAGCATTGCGTGACGCAGCCGCAGCGATTAAAGCCAAAGGCATTGAAACCGCCGCGGCACAAAAGATGGCAATTGAGTACGCGCAAGGAGAACTTGACTTAGCGCAGGCTGCTGATGTCGCCCGCGTCGCGCAGGACCTCGCGGTCATCTCGCAAAAGAACTCCACCGATACCGCAATGCTTTTGACGCGCGCCATCAAAACAGGCAACTCAATGCTGCTGAAATCCGCGGGTGTGTCCCGCCAAGCATCGGAGGGCTACGCGATGTACGCCGAGCAACTCGGCAAATCGCAGACCGAACTGACCGCGATGGAACGCCAGCAGGCCATGATCAACCTCATTTTGGATGAGGGCACAAAAGTCGCGGGGGTTTACGAAGCCGCGATGATGGAGGCTGGCAAGGTGCTGCGTTCCTTCCCGCGTATTTTCAACGATATGCAGGTCGCGATCGGAAGTGCATTGACCGAGGGGTTGGGTCCGCTGATCCTCGCCACCTACAAAATGGTTTCGTCCTTCTCAAAGGCCATCGCGGAAGGAGGTGCCCTGTACCCCATCGTTGAGGCGCTCACGATGGTGATGAAAGAAATGTTTGAGCCGCTCACGTTAATAGTCAACGGCATCACAAATTTCATTAAGGGGCTGGAAATTGGTGCCGACGCCGCACCACAACTTGCGGCCGCGATACAGGCAATCCTGCCGCTTGTGAGCGCGCTTGCCGCGGGCCTAACAGCCCTCGCAGGCAAAAGCCTGCTCGGCAACCTGCCCGTGATCGGTCGTTTCGCGATGATGTTGAACCCGATCGCGATCGGTTTGACGACCCTCATCGTTTTGACGCCTCAGTTGCGGGACAAATTCTTGGAGTTGTTCGGGCAGTTACGGAAACTGTTGCCACCGCTGCTTGCCATTGCTTACGCGGTCGCTCAAGCAGGATCCGAGTTCCTGAACGAGTTCATCGTGCCTGTGGCGGAAGTAATGATCAATCTGCTGAAACCTGCCATTGAAGGCGTTTCTGCGGTGTTTGGACTGTTCACATCCAGCACCCACACCGCTCGGAACGCGATTGAGATCTTAAAAGTTGCCATGATAGTTCTGACGGCGGTATTTGTCGCGCAGAAAATAGTCGCACTCGCGTCGTACGCGGTTACGAAAGCGCAGGCAATTTGGAGCGGCATTCTGACGGTCGCCACGTTCCTGCTCATTCTTGCGACGAACGGGTTGACTGCTGCGATGGCGGCCCTCGGCGTCGCAATCACGGCTACGGGCATCGGGGCAATAATCGTGGTGATCGGCCTCATCATCGCGGCGCTTATCGCGTGGTACACGAAGTCGGTGTGGTTTCGCAACGCGATAAAACAAATCCTTGAGGCGATCGTGAATTTCTTTATTATTATGCTCAACGCAGTGATAATAGTTATCAATAAAGTCCTTAAGGTGTCCGCCGATGTGGTGAATGCTTTCATCGGGATCTACAACAAGATCGCGTCCATCACGGGCCTGCCCAAGATTGAGCCGATCACACCGCTGCAAATCGGCCTTGTGAAAACTATCAATATTGCACTTGAGAAAACCAGTTCCCTACTTACGATCAACTACGCCAAGATGAGGGCAATTGAACGAGCGCAAAAGAAAGAAAATCAAGGCCGCGCCGACGCGATCGGGTGGCTGGAGGCATACAACAAGAAGGTCAAGGAGGAAATAGAGGGCCAAAAGGGCTCAGGCGCGGGTGCTGATGAGAAGGCCAAAAAGATAACCGAACTTAAAAACCGCACTTTGGAGTACGTCAAGGACGCTTTGGGGAGGGCAACAGACGCATTAAAGCGTGAGAAGGATGCGATGGAGGATTACGCACGGTCGGTGTCGTCGGCCATCACTGAAAATTTGAGTTTCTCAGGTGCGTTGCAGACCGTTACGGAGCACAACGCAAAACAGACCGAGGAGATAAACCGACAGACGGCGGCGTTCAACACTTACGCGGACTCGGTCGCTAGTGCGATCTCCAAAATATTAAGTCTCTCAGGCGTGCTGCAGTCACAGAAGGCGGCCGCCGACGAAGTAGCGAAATCGGCTGCGGAGGCCACGAAGGCGTCTATGGGGTTGACAACGGCGCAAGAAAAGCACGCCGAACAGGTTGCGGCCGCTCAGGAGCGTGTGCAGTCCGCGTTGGAGGATGTTGCTGAAATTGCACAGGATGAGCGGGCAACCGAGAAGCAGCGTCTGGCCGCCGTAACTAAATACTTGGATGCCGTCAAAACTTTCACTAAAGTTCGGGATGATACGCGAGACATCGCGGCCGCGCAAAGCGATCTTGCGGCCGCCACCGAACGGAGCAACAAGGCGCAGGCTGCCCAAATGTCGTTCCTTGACCGTCTTGCGGAGCAGGCCAAGCAGGCCACGGGCTTCGCGCAACGCATCACAAAACTCGCAGAGGCGGGTCTGTCAAAGCAGGCACTTGACCAGATTGTAGGCGCGGGTGCTGAAGCGGGAACGACGATCGCCGACGAACTCCTTGCGGGAGGGGCGACAGCGGTGGCGCGCGCCAATCAATTGTTCAGTGATCTGCAGAAGGTGGCTGAGACGACAGGTGCCGCAACAGCGTCTAAATTTATGAAAATCGGGACGGCCGTCGGCATGGATTTGATTAGTTCTTTCAACAAGCAGGCAGAGGAAGCAACCCTGTTTGCCGACAGGGTGCGCCAATTAACGGAAGCGGGTTTGTCAAAGGAATCGTTGGCCCTCGTGCTGAAAGCGGGAGTCAAAGCAGGAACCGAGATCGCGGACTATCTGCTGGTGGCGGGTTCGGACCGAATCTTGAAGGCCAACAACATCGTGATTGGGTTGCAGACCGTTGGGGAATCGTTGGGCCTGCTTTTAGGTGAAACGTTCTTTCAGGCTGGTGTCACTTTGGCGGACCAGATAGTGAAAGGTTTGGAAAGTCAAGTTAAAGAGGTGGAGAAGGCTCTAAATAAACTCAAAGACCTCAAGGAGGTCCGCGCCTACCTGCAGGAGATCAAAACCCGCACCGACGCGACCACAGCACCGCTAAAAGGCATAGCACCTAAAACCATCACGGGTAATCCGAAGGCAGCGCCACTGCCTGTATTGCCTGTGGACGGCTCATTGGATGCACTAAGCGGCATATTTGGAGACGGCAAAATCATCCCGTTAGCGGAAGGCGGAATCGTCAAAAGACCCGTACTTGCGATGGTCGGCGAAGCAGGCCCCGAAGCGGTCATCCCATTGAGCAGCGGATTGAACTCCGTCGGCTCAAATCAGAGCATTGTGCTGAACGTGAACGCTGGGATGGGTACCGACGGCAATCAGGTAGGCGATCAGATCGTGGAGGCGCTTACACGCTGGCAGAAGCGCAACGGGAGCCTGCCACTGTCGGTATCGTAGCCCGATGAGCGTCACCATGCCGTGGGGCGGCACCTACACCGTCATCTTGCAGGTTGGGTTCATCGTCCGAGAATTCAAGTTAGATTCAAGCACCCTTGACGGCTCAGACGTGCTTGACGGAACGCTGGAGGGTGTTGACGTCACTCAATACGTCCAAGAAATATCAATCACACGGGGTCGCACCGACAGCCTGCAGGACTTTAACGCTTCTACTTGCACTATCGTGCTGAATAATAATGATCGGCGGTTTGACCCGACCAACCTGTCAAGTCCGTACATTGACCCGCTGACCAGCCTGTCAGGGGTGGTTCCGCGCCGCCGCGTCCAGATCAGTTACGGCGCGACCCCTATTTTTACGGGGCGCATCTCCGATATTGACATTGATTACGCTCCTCAGCCCCAGACGTTGAGCCAAGTAAACATCACGGCCGCTGATGACTTCATTCGCCTATCCACAACCAGTATGACGGCCCACACCCCCACACAACAACTGTCAGGTGCCCGCGTCTCAGCGGTGCTGGACCGAGCCGAGGTTAACTTCCCAGTCGCAACCCGCGATATCTCTGCGGGAACCGCGACGTTGGGTGCGTACCCAATCGCTGACAACACGAACACGTTGGACTACCTCCAGCGCGTCACCCGCACCGAACGCGGTTACCTTTTCATCGCAGGGGATGGTGATTTGACGTTCACTGACAGGGTTACGTCCTCGTTTGCAGGGCCGCAGGCCACCTTTGCGGACGACGGGACGGGAGTCAAATACAGCGAATTAACCGTTCAGTACGGAGACGAGTTTCTTTTCAATCGCGTGGCAGCCGTGAATGCCACAGGGAATACCTCAATCGCCGACGACGCAGGCAGTCAGACTACGTTCGGGGTGTCCGAATTGACTGTGTCTGACCTTTTGTTTCAATCCGATGCGGACGCTCTTACTCTCGCCAATTATATGTTGGACCTTTATGCCGATCCCGAGTACCGCTTTGATACTGTGCGGGTTGACTTTGCGGGGACGAACGTCAGCACCGTTGACCAAGCGACCGTGGTCGCCGTTGACCTCGGGGAAATAATCCGCGTCAAACGCACTTTTACCGTGGGTAGCCCGCTCGCGGTGCAACAGGACCTAGCCGTTCAGAGAATAGTTCATTCCATAAGCCCGATCGCCCACACCATCAGGTATCACACGGCCCCCGCGCAGGTGATCTATCAATTGCTGCTTGACTCCGCAACCCGCGGAACCCTTGACACCGACAACGCACTCGCATAGTTCCCGCCTGCTACAATCACTGATATGGCAGGCTTAGGATCGCTTCTATTCACTAGTGGGCAGGTGTTGACCGCCGCGCAGGTCAACGGTTACCTGATGGATCAATCCATTATGCGTTTCGCGACCACTGCAGCAAGAGATGCTGCTTTCGGTGGCGCTGGTGAGGCGACACTTGCCGAGGGTATGTTTGCGTACATTGATGCCGACGACAAACTGTATTTCTACACAGGTGCGGCGTGGCAAGAGTTCTCTGCTGGCGCAGACATTATTGAAGTCCAAGTGTTCAGTTAGGAGAAATAAATGGCAACATTCAGCAAGACAACACTGTCAGGTTCAACCGATGGCAGGCTCATCAAAGTAGCGGCAACTGCTACGGCAGGTACGACGCTCCATACGGGGTCTGCGACTGCGACGACATTTGACGAAATCTGGTTGTATGCGGTGAACTCGTCTGCATCAACGGTGAAACTGACTGTTGAGTTCGGTGGCGTGTCATCGCCTGATGACTTGATTGAGTTCACGGTTCCTGCCGAAGATGGCTTGTATCTCATCGTCGCTGGTCTGGTCATCAAAGGGAATGCGACACCGCTTGTCGTGCGTGCGTTTGCGGCGACAGCGAATGTTGTGATGGTCGGCGGCTATGTGAACCGCATCACCGCATAGGCAAACGATGTCTAGATACGGTGAACGCACATCTGTTGGAACGAACCGCAAGGTTGCAGGATTAGGTAAAGCACCTAGTGGTGCGGCAACTTTGGCAGTTGAGTTTCTTCTTGTCGGCGGTGGCGGTAGCGGTGGTCGCTACAACAGTGGCTCTGGTCAGGGCGGTGGCGGTGGTGGTGGTGCTGGCGGTTTCGTAACAGGCTCAGGGATTATCGGCAAGACGACTTACACGGTGAAAGTCGGTGCTGGTGGTGCAGGTCAATCGTCAGTTGTAAATGGCAATAACGGCTCGGCATCATCGTTCATCGGTTCGGCAAACGGTGGCGGTGGCGGTGGCACTCGTCGTGGCGGTTCAGGCGGTTCAGGTGGCGGTGCAGGCGCAGACGGGAATGAGTCAGGCGGTACTGCCATCTCTGGTGAAGGCAACGCTGGTGGCAACGGTTCAAATGCAAGCACGAATGGCGCAGGTGGCGGTGGCGGTGCGAGTGGGGCGGCTACAAACGCATCAACTACTTCAACGAACGGTGCGAACGGTTCTACTAACGCCTACAACGGTGTCTCAACAACTTATTCAGGTGGGGGCGGTGGTGGAGGCTCAAACCCAACATCAGGCGGAACTGGTGGCGGAACTGGTGGCTATGGTGGCTCAACAGCAGGAACAGCGAACACGGGTGGCGGAAGCGGTGGCGGCAGTAACGATGTCGTAGGTGCAGGCGGTTCAGGTATCGTCATCATTCGCTATCTGACAGCAGATGCGACAGCCTTGACGATTAGCACGACAGGCACAGTCACCACAGGCACAGACGGCTCTTACACATTCCAGACATTCACCACATCAGGAACTTTGGTGGTCGCATAATGGCACACTTCGCAAAGATAGAGAACGGCATCGTGCGTGAAGTAATCGTTATCGGCAACGGTGACGCACCTACGGAAGCCGCAGGCAAAGCGTTCATCGCAGGCATCGGACTCGCAGGCGTGTGGGT